AGTGGCACCAAAAGCCCCTGTAAGCCAGACAGAAGACTTTATTGCTCAGGCTCACATAGAGTTCGAGAAAGGCAACTTGGAGGCTCTACGAGGCGTTTACAAGCGAGCCAAGGCAACCAGAGGAGTAACCCCTGAACTGCTATCCCAGATTGAAGAGTTGGCTAAAGGTCTAAAGAAGTAAAATGCCCTGCACCAGTCGGAGAGGAAGAACAACTAGTACAGGGCTACACTCTAAGGAGTGTTACGGAGCAACCAACTGCTCCACTAAAATACTTACAACATCAGAGAGAAGAGTCAAATGAGTGCAGCGAGTGTCGCAAGTGTTTTCCATCATTCACATCATTCAGGAACCCCAAAGCTAGTTCTTTTGGGAATCGCCTGGCATGAAGATGAAACTGGTGGAGGTGCATGGCCGTCTATTCCGAGACTTGCTATGTATGCAGGAGTTTCAGAACGTCAAGTAATTCGAGCATTGGCACTGCTGGAAGAGTCTGGCGAACTGGATATAGATCGTCATAACGGTAGAAGTTATGGTGGTCAGAAAACTAATCGTTACTGGATAAATGTTCCATGTCCAGAAGATTGTGCTGGTGGTCCTTGGCACCGTGCTTTTGACGATTATGTCCCAAAGTTCGAGGTTGTGGATAACTTCGACACACGTGACATCCAAGGTAGCAAACGGTGACATCTAAGGTAACAAACCATGACATCTACGACATGAAACCATGACACTAATGTCACCTAATAAACAATATATAAAAACAATATAAAAACAAAAGAAACTATAAGAGAGAGGCTGTGGATAACATGGCAAAAGCACAAGTACAAATAGTCGTTTCAAGCGTTGCTGAAAATGGCGATTACAAGGGCAGAGTTATCAAAGGTTGGGAAACTTTCCAGATAACAGTCAAAGGCGAATCTATTACCAAGAAACGTCAGTGGACTATGTGGCTAGACCTACCTAGTGCGATCACTAAAGACGATGTAGTTACATTCGTTGGTGAGCTAGGGACTAAGGCAGGGTCATTCGAAAAGGATGGCAACACTTACCAAGTAGTCGAGCATTCACTAAACAACCCGACTTACACAGTTGATGTCAAGGCAGTTCCATTGACTAACACCTCAGCTGCGGATGCCTGGAACAACTCAGCACCACAACACGACCCAAGTAACCCTCCGTTCTAATGAGAATCAGGGTTTATGGCGAACCTGCACCACAAGGTTCAAAGACAGCCAGAGTAATCAACGGTCATGTAGTCATGTGGGAATCTTCTAAGAAGTTGCCTGGATGGCGTGAGTCTGTTGCTATGGCATGCAAGGTTGCAGCGATGGAGCATCACGTTCCAATGTTGGGTGCGGTAGAAGTTCACATGACATTCTTCATGCCTAGACCTAAGTCTGTTAGTCGTAAATACCCGAACACCATGCCTGACTTGGACAAGCTCATTCGAGGAGTTGGGGATTCACTCCAGTCTTCGGGTGTGCTGTCTAATGACGGTCAAATCGTTTCAATCATCGCTGACAAGGTTTACGCTAGTGATCCAAGTGAGAATGGCGTTGAGATAGTTCTACATCCGAAAGCATGATTCGGGAGGTGTGCTCTTGTGGAGCAGAGTTTGAAACTGATGATAGAGATGCCATCATTCTTGTAAAGAACTGGCGGAAGTATCACAAGCACTCAGAAAAGCCACAGGAGCCACCTAGAACCGATGGAACCCTCTTATCCGATACACAGGTCGCATTAGGGTTTACTGCCCTCTACGAGCCTCCAGAGCCCGATTACGATGATGATAACAATTAGGTAAACACACTAGGCGACACTCTTGTAAATGTCAGCGCTACACTTTAGAGTTAGAGATACAGCAACCAACCGCTGTACATGAGAGGAAATCATGAACAAAGTAATAACAATCCTTGTGACCGCTATGTCACTTCTAGGTTTCGTTCAGCTAGTAGATCTAGTTGCGGAGCAACCTCAATTCGGAATCCCACTAACAACAGTCCTAGTCGCAATCTGGCTATACGCTGCACTACTGGGCTACAAGGAAAAGCGATGAACCAACTAAAAGCAGCTAAATACGCATCAAGCACCACAGTCACAGTCAAAACAGTAATCCTGAAACTCTTGGAACTATCACCAATGACAGACCCAGAACTCTGTGACGCATACCGAAACCTGATGTACATCAACCAAGCACCTAAAGCCAGCGATCAACACATCAGAACATCACGCAAACAACTACACGACATCGGGTTAGTCCAGGTAGTCGGAGTAATTGAAACACAATCAGGCAGAACAGCAAGAATCTGGAGGAAAGCGTAATGGCGTTTCAAAAGAATGGCTCAAAGTATTACCACATTGTGAGATGTGCAGACAAATTACATGTTTACATAACAGACGGAATGCTATTCGGTCTTGATGAAATCAAATGCAAAAAGCATGGTAATTGGTCTTCATTAGTAAAAACCAACCTAAGACAAATTGACGTAGAAAGTTACCTGAAATGAGCCATGAAATGAGCAGAACACACCAAGAGCAAGTCGCTGAAAAGGCTGCAATCATAGCCAACACAGCATTCAAGCTAGGACTCGAAACTGAGGGCAGAAGAATCCTTGAAATCCTCAATGAAGAACTAACCATGCATAAGCGAGGTTCATCAGGTGCAGGGACAGTTGAAAGGATCATCGCAAAAGTCAAAGGGGAACTGACCAATGTATCTGACAACTAAAGAAACCGTCTATGCAATCGTAACATCATTCGCAGTACTAGCAGTCCTGCTGAGCATCCTAGTCTTCTGGGCTAACGAGCAACCTAACTGCTGGGACTTACACGCATCAGAACAGCAAGCCATAACAAATTGCGAAAACTAAGAGGAGGCATCATCATGACAACCTGCAAGTGTAGAGAGACCGAAGAGAATGCACTAGTAATGACTAGGGCGTACCTGGAGGACCTAACCGCAGCTAAAGCAAGAGTCACCAGAACACAGACCATCGAGGAAATCATTGAACTGATTCAGACACACCAGAACTTGTGGTTCAGTCAGTCATTGAACATCGGGTCTGGAGCATTCTGGGCTAACAAGTCAAGCACCGCACAAGCACTAATCACAGAGATAAGGAAGAAACTCGCATGAGTTATGAAAAGCAAATCAAAGACACAGTAATCCGTCTAACAATTGGATCTATTACTGACGTGCTGAGAGAGTACAAGGTAACGCTACCTAAGGACCAGTATCAAGTTGGATACAACGAGGGACTTGATGATGCAATCAAGGCAGTGCAGCTATTCCTAAAGGTGCTAGAAGAAAAGCCAGAGGAGCAACAAAGTGAGTGAAGACAAGAAGTGTCCAGAGTGCAACACCTACATCGGTAACTCTGCATTCGTAGATGCTGATGGCAACAGAGTATGTGCCAGATGTATTGACGGTGAATCAAGAGATGCAGCAATCCTGCGAGCATTCCCTAATGGCATCCCAGAGAACTTGGAGTAGATCATGAGTGAATGGAAGAAAGCAAAGGCACTAGCTAAGAAGATGGCTAAAGCAGGAATCATACTGACTGATGCTGAGAAGAAGAGACTTGCATACTTAGAGAAGAAACATAAAGAGTCCAAGTGAAACCCTTTGACCTAGACCTCTACAACGCTGACGACAACGCTAAAGAACTTGTAATTCAATGGCTAAAAGGTTATGGCTACAACGTGTATGTAAACCCTGACCAGTACGGTATAGACCTAATCGGGACAGACAGCACAGGTAAAGCAATAGCAGTAGAGGTCGAAGTCAAGCATCACTGGAAAGGGTCACACTTCCCATTCAGGACAGTACATGTCTCAGCTCGTAAACAGAAGTTCATTAGACCTGACTCATACTTAGTGATGGTGAACCATGAACGTACCCATGTACTAACCTTAAACTATGAGACACTAAGTCAAGCGAAGTTAGTAACTAAACCAACGATCTATACAACTGACGAGCAGTTCCTCCAGGTTGATGTAGAGATGGCTAAGATAAGGAAACTCAATGGCTGACTGGCACAGCAGTAAAGAATGGATAAAGGCTAGAGCCTATGCAAAGACCATACTTGAACCAGTGTGTGCAAGATGTGGTAAAGACCTTGAGGGTAATGACTGGACTATCGACCACATGATAGCAAGCGACCCTCCGAACCATGACATCAGCAATCTACAGTCCATGTGTAGAAGATGTAACGGTTTCAAACAAGATAAAGTTCTCGAAAGGATCACTTGGTCCAACGAGAGGTGGCAATAGCAAACAATAGATGAGCCACTAGATAAGCCCTATCACTGCCTGACTCAGTGGTAGGGTTTTTCCTATAGTGCCTGTTTCATCCCACGCAAGTTGCGGGATTGTTACCGAACAGGTCAAATTATCCGAGGGAAAGGACCAGAATGGTCAAGGATGCACTAGAGCAATGGCTAAGCGGTTTAGAACTACAACTGGACCAGAAGATTCTGGCTCGTATCTGCCTGGCACTAGCTGAGGACTTTGATGCCAAAGCGAACACCAGCACTGCTGCAGAACTTCGTAAGACTTATCTTGAATTGAAGAGGTCTTTGGGCGATAAGGTACAGCACGATCCATTAGAGGCAATTCTCAAAAGATGAGTCACGTCAAAAGGGGAATACGCTATCCAGCCATCTACACGAAACCTTTATCTCAGCAGTTCCAGACTGATGGCGACAAGCTCATTGAGTTGGTCAAGGTGGCGTGGAAGAGTCCAGAGCAACCTGATGGCATTGAGTTAGACGACTGGCAGAAGTGGCTTTTGAGGCACATGCTGGAACGCTATCCGTCAACACATCCTAAGTACCCCAATCAACTTCGTTATCGCCAAGTGGTGGTTTCTATGGGTCGCCAGAATGGTAAGTCTTTACTAGGTGCGATTCTCGGTGTCTATGGTCTGCTACTTCATAATCAGGGTGCTCAAGTAATTAGCCTGGCATCATCCACTGACCAAGCCCGAATTATTTATTCCAGAGTTCTATTTACCATTCAACAAAATGAGTGGCTGGCTAAACGATTCAAGAAAGCAACTGAACAGCGAGGTATTCTAACTGCTGATGGTTCTGGGCGTTACGATGTCAAGGCTGCTAAAGAATCTGCCCTGCAAGGTATTCCAATGTCTCTCTGTCTCTTTGATGAACTGCACTTGGCTAAACAGGGAATGTGGTCAGCAGCGGTTCTTGGAACTGCTCAGCGTAAAGATGGAATGGTAATTGGAATTACAACTGCTGGCGACCAGTCAAGTGAAACGCTTATAGATCTATACAAGTTAGGCACAGCAGCTGCACAAGGTGACCCAGATTTGGAACGTATCGGGTTCTTTTGCTGGCAAGCCAATGATGGTGCAAAGGTTGATGAACCTCTAGCCCTAAAGATGGCTAACCCTAGCATCGAGGCAGGACGCTTAGACCTTGGGATTGTTCTATCTGACATCAGGAGCATCCCTGAGCATGAGGCTAGACGCTACAGACTGAACCAGTTCATCGCTGGTACTGCTAACTCTTGGATAGCCTCAGACCTATTTGCCAGAGCTAGTGGTGATGGAATTACAAAACAAGAGAATGTGGTCTTGTCTATTGACCGAACTAAGAACTGGGAGTTTGCCACTATTGCAGCGGCTCGTAAAACTGAGGATGGAACTTATGAAACTGAGTTGGTTGCTACTTACGCTGGTGCTACTGAAAGAGTTCTCTACAATCGAGTTAGAGAGTTATACCAAAGGGGAGGCATTTCGGCTATTGCTGTTGATGACCGCCAATTACCTAATCTTGCTAAATTACTAAAACAGGATGGTCTTCCAGTCTGGCAATTATGGACTAAAGAAATCTCGTCAGCTTGCTCGACTGTCTATGCCATGTTCTCAACTGGAATAGTCAAGCATCGTAATGATCCATTACTACAAGTCCAGTCCCCTAAAGGTATTGCTAAATACACTGGCGAGACCTGGCTAATTAGTCGTAAAGAATCACTTGGCGATGTTGATGCTCTGATGGCAACTGTCATGGCCCTTTATGTAAGTGCGACACACCAAGAAATAGGTTTGCAAGTATTTTGACTTTTATGAATTAGTGCTATACGTTCCTGAGAGATGGCAAATATATTTGACAGACTTCTGGGTAGAGAACGTGAAACTCGTTCAGCTACCCCAATTTGGCCTACCCGTTCTGATTACTCAGTTGGGGTAAACGAGGCTCTAACTCTGACTGCGGTTTACCGTTCAATTCAGATTATTGCTACACCTATTAGCAAGATGCCGATGCAGACTTTCAGGTATGCGACAGGTCTTGAGGTACCAGTAGAAAACCCTATTCTTGTAAACAAGCCGAACTTCAACGAAAGCAAGAGAGACTTCATCTTTCAGACTGTTGTGTCTATGGCTCTTGATGGCAACGCTTTCTGGCTAAAGTCTTATGGATCTAACGGTCAGGTAAACAACCTAACTCTTATCCCAGCTAACGCTGTAACGATTCGCCTGGTGAATGGGGTCAAGCACTATGACTACCAAGTCAATCAGGACACTCCAGTAGCGACAACAACTACTGACATCCAGCACCTAAAACTATTTAGCAGAGTTGGGTATCTTCGTGGACTAGGTCCAATCGACTCCTGCAACAAAGACATTTCAGCTGCACTAGAACTGCGTAACTTCGCCGCTAACTGGTTCGGTCAGGCAGGTATCCCTACAGGTATTTTGAAGACTGATAAGCCTATCGGTGCTGAAGATGCTAACGAGATTACTGAAAGATGGCATGCCAAGCAGTCAGAACGTAAGGTCGCTGTTCTTGGTCAGGGCTTTGAATGGCAGACTGTTCAACTAAACCCTAGAGATGCCATGTTCACTGATGTTCAGGTTCAGCAGGTTCAGGCTATTGCCAGACTATTTGGTATTCCAGCGAGACTGCTACTAACTGGCGTTGATGGATCATCAGACACTTACACCAACTTGCAGGACGAGAATCAGGTCTTCTACCGCCACACAATCATGGCGTACACAGATGCAATCTCTGATGCTCTGTCTGAATGTCTGCCTAGAGGCACAAGAGTTGAGTTCAACTTTGAGGGTCTATTCCGTGCAGACATGGCTAACCGTTTCAACATGTACGAGACCGCTATTCGTGCAGGTTTCATGACAACCGAAGAAGTAAGAAGAAAAGAGGGTCTTGAATGACCGAATTAGAAACTAGAAGTTTCGAGGTAAGACTTGAGGCTGACACTAGAGAAGTCGTTGGACTAGCTGTACCTTATGGTCAGACCGCTGACATTGGCGGTGTTTACCGTGAGGCTTTCGCTCCAGGTGCAATCCGTTCAGTTGAAGATGTCAAACTGTTCTGGCAACACTCAGAACCTATTGGCAAGATTCTTGAGGGTAGAGACACTGATGGTGGCTTTGAGATTCGTGCAATGATCTCTGACACTCCTAGAGGCAACGAGGCATACACACTTTTGCGTGATGGCGTAATCAACAAGTTCAGCGTGGGATTCGTTCCAGTTGAGCAGACCAGAGATGGCGACCTAGTCACTCGTACCCTAGTGGACTTGAAAGAAGTCTCACTCGTAAGTTTTCCAGCGTTCCAAGGAGCAGATATCTCTGAGGTACGTCAGGAAGAAACACCCGTTACTGAAGTGGTAGCGGATTCAATCCGAACAAAGGAAACCATCATGTCTGAAAACATGGAAATGGATGTCCGAGCAGTTCAAGATGAAGTGGCTGAAATCCGCAGAGAACTTGACCTAGTGAAGACTCCAACAATCGCAATCTCTGCTGCAGAAACAAAGTTCCGCTCACAGGGTGAATACGCTAAGGCACTTGTCTCAGGTGACGCTGACGCTGTTGAACTGTTCAGAGCAACTTCTGCTGATGCAGCTCTTCGTCCAGCATTCGTTGGATACATCAACAACCTAATCAACTCAGGTCGTCCAACTCTAAACGCATTCCAGATCTCTGCTCTACCAGCAACAGGTCTAACAATCGAATACGCTAAGGTAAACACCAACACCATCGCTATTGGCAAGCAGACCACAGAGAACACCGCACTTTCAACAGGTGACGTTGCTCTTTCAACTGTTTCAGTTCCAGTAGCAACTTACGGTGGCTACACAAACATCTCAAAGCAAGCTATTGAGCGCTCAACTGTAAACTACCTTGACGTAGCATTCCAGGCGATGTCTCTTGCTTACGCAAAGAAGATGAACGTGGACTTCGTAGCTGTTCTTGCAGGTCTAACTTGGACTGGTAAGACATTCGACCTATCTGCTCTAACTGCTGCTGCAGTAATGGGCGGTATCGCTGATGGTGCTGCATACATCTACAACGCAACTGGTCTATCACCAGAGTTCATCGTTGCTGGTGTAACTGCTTACAAGCGTCTAGTTTCAATCGTAGACACCAACGGTCGTCCAGTTGTATCTCAGGTTGGCGATGGTCAGAACACTATCGGTGGATCTAACATTCCAGGACTACAGGGTTCAATCCTTGGACTTCCAATTGTTGTAGACCCAGCGATGGATGCTAAGACTGCTTACCTTGCTCACTCTGCTGCATTGACCACATACGAGTCTGCTGGCGCACCTACACGCCTATCAACCTCTGATGTAACCAAGCTTCAGGACACATTCTCTGTTTACGGATACGCTGCAATTGCAGTTCCGTTCGAGGGTGCAATCGTCAAGCTAAACACTGGAGCCTAATAACTCATGGCTGTAACGGTGGAGCAGTTCAGGGCGTATGTTGGGACTAAAGAAGTCTCTAGTTTCGTTGATTCTTGTCTAGCCTCGGCTAACCAGATGGTAGCGAAGTTCGTTGGTTCAGGTCGTGTACCTACTGACGTACTAGATTCTGCAGTCCTCTCTTGCGCATCTGAACTGTTCCATCGCAGGTCTGCGCCTAACGGTGTGGCTCAGTTCGCTGACCTTGGCACTACTGTTCGTATTGCTAAGGATCCAATGAACGCAGCTAGGGAAATGCTCTTACCGTTCACAGGACCTGGTCTATGAGTAATGAGATAACCGCAAGCAAGGCAGAGTTCGCACTCGACTTGCAGAACGCTGGGCTAGATGTTTTGGACTATGTCCCAGAACGCATAGTTCCACCTATTGTAATTATCTCTTCTGGTAGCCCTTATCTTGTCGCTGAAACTGTTGGGCGTGAATACCGTCTAGGTCTGAACCTAACTTTGGTTGCTATGACTGCAACTAATGAAGAGGCTACTGAGGCACTTGACGGACTTATCGCAAACACCGTCTCGGCTATTACTGGTTTCGGCTATGTAATTTTGAATGGTGTAAACACTCCATACCGATTGGCTGCAAATAACGCTGAGTATCTTGCATGCGACCTAAACCTTGATCTAACAATAACTCTCTAAAGAAAGAAAACTGATGCCTACATCAACCAGAATCAAAGCACAAAACATTAAGTTCCTTATTGGAGCAACTGAATACAGCTGTGACGCAAACATGGTTGAACTGACTCTGGACGATGCTCCAGGCGATGTTCAGACATTCTGCGAAGTACGTGCTGGAGGTCAGTGGACCTTGAACCTTGAGGGTGTTACTAGCGGTGACGCTACTAGCCTCTACAGAGTTCTATGGAGCAACTTCGGCACCGAAGTAGCATTCACTGTTGCACCTCAGGGTAACGCTGTTGGAACTACTTCTGCACCTATCTACACAGGTACTGTCGTGTTCGACCAGTTGCCTCCTCTAAGCCTAACCAGCAACGAAATCGTCAAGTTCTCTGTGAGCCTGACTGTTAAGTCTGCTGTACACACACCTGGCACAACACCTCCTGTTTACTACGGTCTAACTGTAAAAACAGCAGCGTAATTAGGTTCATCT